CCGGACTTAATGAAGCAAGAGATGGTAGTATGCCAGATAAAAACGCTTTAGTAGGTGTACAAAAACTAGCAGCTGCTAATTCAAATACAGCAACTAGACATATATTGCAATCAATGTTATATATAACCGCTGAGTCTGCTGAGTGTTTATCATTAAGGATAGCAGATATAATAGAGTATTCACCAACTAAAAAAGCTTTTATACAAGCTATTGGTGCTCACAACGTAGCGACTCTAGATGAAATGAAAGAACTACATCTTTATGATTTTGGTATATTTATAGAATTATTACCAGATGAAGAAGAAAAAGCTATACTTGAAAACAATATACAAGCTGCATTAGCTCAACAGTCAATTGATCTTGACGATGCTATTGATTTACGTAACGTTAGAAATGTTAAACTAGCTAATGAGTTGTTAAAAGTTAAGCGTAAAAGAAAAGCTCAAAGAGATCAATTAATACAACAGCAAAATATACAAGCCCAAGCACAGGCAAATGCTCAAGCTCAACAAGTTGCAGCTCAAACAGAGGTTCAAAAGAACCAAGCTAAAACTCAATCTGAAGCTCAACTAGAGCAAGCTAAAAATCAATTTAAAATACAATACCTACAGCAAGAAGCTCAAGTTAAAAAAGATTTAATGGCTTATGAGTTTGAATTAAACTCTAGACTAAAAGGTATGGAAAGAGAGGTCGCAAGTAGATTAGAACAAGTTAGAGAAGATAGAAAAGACCAAAGAGTTGATAGACAAGCAGCTCACCAAAAAGAAATGATAGACCAAAGAAGTACAGGTGATTCACTTAAAAAGTTTGAGTCATCAGGTAATGATATAGTTACGGGAGACGCTGGTATTGACCGGTTTTAATCCTAATATTTAATATTTTATAAAATTTTATTATGGCAAAAAAGAAAAAACAATCAGTTGAAGAAGTGACTGATAAAGCTACTGAACAAGTAGTAGAAGAAAAAGTTGAAGAACAAATAGATGAATCTAAATTTGAAAGCGCTGGAGATGATAGCGTTATTAAAGTAGACTTAAGTAAACCACCAACTCAAGAAAGTGAAGAGGTTGAGCAACAACCCACTGACAAAGAAGAAGTGGTCGTAGTCAATGAAGAGCCAGAAGCTGCTAAAGAAGAACAAGAGGTAGTTGAAGAAGAAACACCTGTTCTAGAAGAAGTTACAGACGAGGAAATTACAGAAGAAAACGTTGAAGAAGTTGAAGAAAAAATAGAAGAAGCTGTAGCTGAAGCAGAAGCAACCGGTAAACCGTTACCTGAAAATATACAAAAGCTTGTAGATTTTATGGAAGAAACTGGTGGTGATTTACAAGACTACGTAAATTTAAATAAAGACGTATCTAAAATGGATGACTCTGATGTATTAGATGAATACTACAGAGCAACTAAATCTCATTTAACCGCAGAAGAAAGAGCATTTTTATTAGAAGAAACTTTTGGTTATGATGAAGAGATTGAAGATGAAAAAGAAATACGTAAAAAGAAAATAGCCCTCAAAGAGCAAGTTGCCGAGGCTAGAGCCCACTTAGACAGGCAAAAGTCTAAATACTATGAAGATATCAAGGCTGGGTCAAAGTTGACCAGTGAGCAACAAAAAGCTATTGATTTCTTTAATAGATACAATAAAGAATCTAAAGATCAGGAGAAACTATCTCAAGCAAACAAAAGAAAGTTTCAACAAAGAACCGAAAATGTTTTCAACAAAGATTTCAAAGGTTTTGATTATCAAGTTGGTGAAAAGAAATATAGGTTTAATGTTAAAGACGTAGATAAAGTTAAGACAACTCAAAGCGATATTAATAATTTTATTAATAAATTTGTTGGAGAAGATTCAACAATAGAAGATGCAGCAGGTTATCATAAGTCTTTATTTACAGCTATGAATGCTGATGCTATTGCTAAGCACTTTTATGAGCAAGGCAAAGCAGACGCTACTAAAGCAAGAGTTGCTAGAGATAAAAATATTAATTTAGAACCTAGAAAAACACACGGCGAAGTTAACGTTGGGGGCGTTAAGTATAAGGTTTTAGGTGATACTTCTTCTGATATTAAAAATAGATCTTTTAAAATTAGAAAGAAAAATTAACTTAAAAAAATTATAAATTATGGCAATTACAGCAGGAGATAATTTAAATAGTGTTGCTGCTCCTAAAAAAGTAGCTTTAGAAACTAACTATTTAGACTTACAATCGGCATCAAACGCTGGTTGGGGTCAACAATACGTACCCGATCTAATGGAGAAAGAAGCTGAAGTTTTCGGACCGAGAACAATTTCAGGTTTCTTATCACAAGTTGGAGCGGAAGAGGCTATGACAGCTGATCAAGTTGTTTGGTCTGAGCAAGGTAGATTACACTTGTCTTACAAAGGGCATGTAGATAACGCTACTCAACAAGAAGGTAATAGTAATGAAGAAGGTGGAACTTTTGAAATAGAAACTGATATAGATGGCAATGATGCTAGTGGTGGCGGCACGAGTGTGGCTCATGGTATTAGAGTTAATGATATGGTTTTAATAGCAGATGCTAGCGCAACAGCTAGAGGTATAGTGACTGCTGTTCAAAACGATTTAATTAGTGTTGCTCTTTATGATGCTGGTAACACAACAGCTACATTTGCTAACGCTGGTTTAGCTGCTGGATCTGGATCAGATGCTACTATTTTAGTTTACGGTTCTGAATTTAAAAAAGGTGATAACTATAATGGATCAACATCTAGAACTTCTAACGAACCTCAATTTAAGTCTTTCCAAAACAAACCAATTATCATGAAAGATTACTACGAGGTTTCTGGATCAGATTCTTCAAGAATTGGTTGGGTTGAAGTTTCTAGTGAATCAGGTCAGTCAGGTTACTTATGGTATCTAAAAGCTGAAGCTGATACTAGAGCTAGATTTACTGATTATATTGAAATGGCTATGCTTGAGTCAGTATTAACTGATGCTGATGAATCTAAAGTAGACGCTTTCTTAGGAACTGATGGAACTACTTTAAGTGGTACAGAGGGTTTATTCGCTGCTATTGAATCTAGAGGTAATGTTACTACTGGTGTTACTGGTGTTAACGCTGCTACTGATTTAGCTGAGTTCGACGCTATATTAGCTGAGTTTGATAAACAAGGTGCTATTGAAGAATACATGATGTTTGTTAATAGATCAACTAGCTTAGCAATTGACGACATGCTTGCTTCAATGAATTCTTACGGAGCTGGAGGTACTTCATACGGAGTATTTGACAACGACGAAGATATGGCATTAAATCTAGGTTTCTCAGGATTCAGAAGAGGTTCTTATGACTTCTACAAATCTGACTTCAGATACTTAAATGATTTAGCTACTAGAGGAGGTATTAATGCTAGAGATTCTGTTAACGCTATTAGAGGTGTTATGATACCAGCTGGTGTTTCAACTGTTTACGACCAACAAATGGGTAAAAACATGAAAAGACCTTTCTTACACGTTAGATATAGAGCTTCTCAAACTGATGATCGAAGAATGAAAACTTGGGTTACTGGTTCCGTTGGAGCTGCTACATCAGCATTAGATGCAATGCAGTTACATTTCTTAACTGAAAGATGTTTAGTTACTCAAGGTGCTAACAACTTTATGTTAATGAAGTAAGACTATTTATTTATAAGGGCGGTCTAGTATCGCCCTTATATTTTTATTAATTTTTATTATATTATATTATGGCAAAGAAAAAAACAACAACTAAGGTTGAAGAACCTATAGTTGAAGAAACAGTTGCTGTTGAAGAACAGCTGGTTGTGAAAGAACAACCTAAGGTTGAAGCTACTAAAATAAAAGCTAAACCAAAAAATTATTGGGAAATAAAAGATAGAATATACTATTTAAAAAGCAGAAGAAAACCTTTGTCTTACATGCTTAAATCTGCTGGTATTTTTTATTTTGACGAATCTTTAGGTTACGAAAGAGAATTAAAATATTGTGAAAATCAAAGAACACCGTTTGTTGATGAAATGAAAGGCGATCAAAGATTAGAGCATATTATTTTTAGAAGTGGTAGTTTAGTTGTTCCTAAAAATAAAACTGTACTACAAAAGTTACTATCATTATATCATCCTCATAAAGATAAGGTTTATTATGAATGGAAACCAGAGGTTAAAGCTGCTGATGAAATAGAAAACTTAGAATTACAAGCTGATGCTATACTTATGGCTAGAAATATGGATATTGATTTAGCTGAAGCTATAATGAGAGTAGAGAAAGGGTCTGAGGTATCAGAATTAAGTTCTAAAGAACTTAAAAGAGATTTGTTATTATTCGCTAGAAACAACTCGCAGTTGTTTTTAGAATTAGCAAGTGATGATAATGTTAAGCTTAGAAACTTTGGTATAAAAGCTGTTGAGGCTGGTATCATATCTATATCAAGTGATCAAAGATATTTTTTATGGAGTTCAAATAATAGAAAAATTATGACTGTTCCTTTTGATGAACATCCATATACAGCATTAGCACATTGGTTTAAAACTGATGAAGGTATGGAAATATATTCAAATATAGAAAAAAGATTAAACTAATATCTTTTAACTAATATTAATAGCCACTCATTTTGGGTGGCTATTTTTATTTAAATAGTAACCTTTCACTTTATTATGTAACTATAATATAGTAAAATATATTATATTATGAGCAGATCAAAAGGACTAGGAGATTCAGTAGAAAAATTCACAAAGAAGACAGGGATAAAATCATTGATGGATTTATCAATGAGAGCAGTTGGCGCAAAAGATTGTGGATGTAACAAAAGGAAAAATTGGCTAAACCGACAGTTTCCTTATAAATATTAATAGAAATGATAAACGTAGATTCAGTATATCAAAAGGTTTTAGCTTTAGCTAATAAAGAACAAAGAGGTTATATAACACCTCAAGAGTATAACTTATTTGCTAGAAAAGCTCAAAGCGAAATATTTGAAGGTTATTTTCATGATCTAAAAACATCTCATTATAAAGCAAACAATGATACAGGTTACGCTGACGAAGGAGATATGATTAGAGAGAAGTTACATAGATTTCAAGAGGTAACTAATATAGCTGCAGAAGCAACAGAAGATCAAGATAGCTCTTCTGAAACTGGGTTAATAAATTTACCATATGATAGTACTAATGCTTTTTATAAGTTAATATCTGTTGAAAGATCTGGTAAAAAAGTTGAAGAAGTAGATATACAAGATTTAGCTAAAATACTAGATAATCCTTTAACGAGTCCAACTGTAAATAGATCTGTATATACTAGAGTTAGAAATACAAATGTAACATATTCTCCATCTCAACAGTATAATAATAATTACTACAACTTATCTTCTATACAAATCCATCCAGCACCAACAGCTGCAACTGCTTTTACTGTTAGATATTACAGAAGTCCAGTTGATCCAAGATGGAATTATCAAATGATACTTGGAAATCCACTTTATTTACCAGAATACTCTAAAGACTTTGAAATACATAGTTCTGATGAATCACTATTAATAGACAAAATATTATTATTAGCTGGTATAGCAATTCAAAAACCAGATTTAGTTCAAGCTGGATTAACAAATGTAGCTCAAAACAAACAGTCACAAAATGATTAATTATGGGATTATTAGATAGTCAAACTCAAGGTCAATATTACGAAGCTACAACTGGTCAAGGTGATTATCAGTTTGTTTCTTTAGATAATATTATATCTGCTTTTATGGTAGCCTATGTAGGTGAAGGTAAAATAATATCTAAAGTAAGTAGAACCGATGTTCAGTTTCATGGTATGAGAGCGATACAAGAACTTTCATACGATGTATTTAGATCAATAAAATCTCAAGAAATAGAGATACCAGCATCACTAACGATGGTACTACCTCAAGATTATGTTAATTATGTTAAACTAGTTAGAGTTGATTCTAATGGTATAGAAAGAGTTTTGTATCCAACAGGTAAAACATCTAATCCATTTGCTATAGAACAAAATGCAGATGGAGTATATCAACTAACAGATGCACCTTTAAATGATAATAATTTTTTATTAAAAGAACAAGATCCTAGTAATACTTGGGATAATTATAAATCTCAAACTCCTAGACTAGATATATACGCAGATGATTCAACTGATCTTGAAATAGATAATAGAGGTAGAAGGTATGGATTAGACCCTCAACACTCACAATCTAATGGTTCTTTTTATATAGATTACCAAAGAGGTTTTATTCACTTTAGCTCTGCTTTATCAGGTCAAACTGTAACATTAAAATATATTAGCGATGGTTTAGGTACAGACGCAGAAATGGTTGTACATAAATTCGCTGAAGAAGCTGTATATAAATGGATAACTTATGGTATATTATCTTCAAGAACAAATATACCAGAATATATAGTTCAAAGATTTAAAAAAGAAAGATTTGCTGAAACTAGAAAAGCAAAGATAAGGTTATCAAATATTAAAATGGAAGAATTTACTCAAGTGCTTAAAGGTATGGGTAAACAAATAAAATAGTATTATGCCGCAAATTAAAAAAAGTTTTTCCGCCGGAAGGATGAATAAAGACATTGATGAACGTCTTTTACCAAACGGTGAATATAGAGATGCTATAAATGTACAAGTTAGAACTACTAGTAGTACTGACGATGGTATCGGTGCAGCTGGTACTGTACAGAATATTAAAGGTACTATTTTAAGAGCTAATGCTGGAGATACGTTAACTTACAATTTTAGAAACTACGTTGAAAATCCAGTTGATGGTTATAGTGTAAGCTCTATTTGGGCATATGGTAAATTTTACGCAGGGAGCAGTATTCAGGGTATTGGACAAATTAATGATGGTAGCTTCGCTATTGGATTAAATGATGTAGTTCCACTTTATCCAGGTCAAGTTTGGCCTGCTGCTTGGCCAGAACTCAACGATCAAAATCCGTTTTTAGATATAGATCGCTCTAAAGACTTCACTAGAGTGGTGGCTAGCGTAGCCGATGAAAAAAACAACAAAGCTTATTTCTTTATAGCTTCTCCTAAACCTCCTTCTGATTCAGATTTACAATACTACGGGTCACTGATGCCGAAGAATACATCAAATTATAGAAATATATTATACACACATAATGACACTGATGGTTTTATTAAACACCCAACAGTAGAATTTATAGACAGTATAGTTGAAGTAGATGTTGATGCAAGTGGAGTTGGCCCAAATCCTAGACAAGTTGTTGTAGATAGGTATTGTGTTATAGAAACTTTAACAGATAGACTTGGAGATGTAAACGATAATCCTAATTATGGTAAAAAACTGTTCCATCACCCTGGAACTTCAAATAGTGTTGGTTTAGATCAATTTATTCAACAAGGTGGACAAAATGTTGTTTATCAATTTGGAACCGCTGAATACGGAGGATATTTCGCAGAAACAAACACGGCAGGATTGTCAGATTGGGATGGAACCAGTTTTCAAGCATGGAAAGTACCTATTGAATTAGCTAAGAAATTAAGACCAGGTATGACAATGACTGGTTATAAAACTTATTTATCAGCTCAAAATACATTAGATCCTAATACTTACTATTACTACAGTGCTCAACCAATAGAAAATTATCAGACTGTAACAGGTAGAATAAAGCAAATAGTATCTGGTATTTTATATTTTTATGATCCTATATTTGATTCATTA